GCCTCACTCTCGCCCATCATCGGGTCTTCGGGTGCTGTCTTGGTGATGAAGCCTGCGAACATTGCTGCGGTCTTCTTACGGTCAAGTTCTGCGTCATCATACTGATCGAGCAAGAACAGCCGTACCATTGCGGGTGCCACATGCGGCAGGCCCCGGATCTGGCCCGCATCGATGGGGCGGTAGATGTGCAGCACATCCTCGGCCGCCACGCGCACCGTTTCGGGCACGGCGACACGCTGATCCGTGCTGTCACCCGGATGGCTGCGGCGGAAGTGATAGGCTACCCGCCGTCCGATCAGGTCAAACTCGATCCCGCAGCGGATGCGATTGCCATTTGCGGCCATGTCCGTCTTCTCAAACGGCAGCATCTCCGATTGCAAAAGCTGCATCTGCAGTGGGACAAGCAAGCCATCCTCGGCCCGCCGTGGCCGTAAGCGCACAAAGCACTCGCCCGCGACAAACATCTCGCGCGCCACCATGGCCTGCAACCCATAAAAATCCGTCAGCCCGTCAGCATCGGCCTCGTCCGTCCAGGCAAGCCACAGCCGCTGAACACGGTCCCGAAGGCCTGCATCCTCAATCAGCGACGAGGGCTTGATACCGTCGCCGACAATATTTGACGCAAAGGCCTCACAGGCATTTCCCGCATAGCCATTGGTCACCACCAGTTCCCTTGCACGCGCCAAAAGGCGCGGTCCACCTGAGGCCACCAGCGAGTTAATGTTTTCCAGTGGCGGGTTCCAGCTTCGCAACCGGCGTTGTGACATCGCCCCCTCAAGACGCGCACGCACGGCTGCCGGGCCGACCCCTCGCGCGGGACGGCGAAACCTGTCAAACAGCCCCATGGATTACAGCCCCTTGGATGTGGTGATGCGCACCTGCCTGACGATGCGCCGCCCCTCGAGTGTGGCGATTTCGCGATCCAGCGCCTCGATGGCCCGGTCGATCTCCGCCACGCTGCGGTAATCAACGGTCTTGCCGTCATAGCTGACGCGGGCGACTCCGGAGGATCGCTGGGTAGATAAAGCCTCGCGGCGGGCGCGAAGGTCAGCAATAGTGGCCATTAATCACCCCATATAAGTTGATCGCATTGTTCGCCGCCGCGCTGACGGACGCGGCGTTGGTTTCGCAACTGCATCACCTGCTGGTCCGCCAGCTTCCACCGCTAGCTGCCGCTCCAACTCCGCCCACCGTGCTTCCGACCACCGGTCGGCTCCTGCGATCCACGCGGCAGCCCGCGCATAAACCCGGCAATCCAACGCCTCGTTGCGCTCGCGCAGCTTTTGCCATTCGAGTTTTGAAAATCCGCGCTTGTTCTTGACCGTGACCAGCTGTTCCGCAGTCAGCTGCTTGAGCCATTCGCTGTCTGCCCAGCTGGGCAGATGCACCGTTCCCGCGGGGAACGAAGCACCGCCGGTGATTTCCTCCGGCGTCGGACGGTCCTGCCGCAGGAAGCGATAGGTTTCGGCCTTGAACGTTGAGGTTGCCACAGACCACAAACGCGCACCGCGCCGCAGACGCTTGCCGCCGATCGTTGCGTCGACAAAGGTCGGCCCTGTCACCGGGCTGGCGCGATTGAACCCCTCAAGACCCTTGACCGGTGCGACCTGGCCAAAGCCGACCTGCCGTGCCCAGGCATAGACAGCGCTGGTCTCATAGCCGGTGTCTATGGCCAGCTTGGCGATTGCGAGGTGCTGGCCGCTGGGATGGGCCCATGTTCGTCCCAGAAGCTCAGAGAGTTTCTGCCAGCATGCCGGATCGCCAGGGCCACCCTCGATCACCACATGATCAATAAGCCAGCTTTGCAGGCCGCGCCCCCAGGCCCAGACATCAACCTCGATCCGGTCTTTCTGCACATCCGCACCGGCGGTCAGGAACAATCCACCCGCGGGCACAGTGCCGGGTGTCCACTCTTCCTTCTGCCCCTGCAAGCGCTGCCAGTCGGGTGCCTCACCGCTTTCCATCCATGTCTCGCCCAGCGAGGTGTTGATGAAGGTCTTCATCATGTCATCCCCACCAGCGCGCGCTGACAGGAAGGTTTTGACCATCGCCGCCAACCGGACCCATGGTGAATAAATCTCGTTGAGGTGGAACCCGGCCGTACCCGCGAAGGGTTCCTCTGCTACCCAGTGCCCTTTTGAAACTGACGCCCAGCGGGTCTCGTCGCGCCAAGCTGCATCACATTCCACGCAATGATACCGCGCGGTGTCCGGCTTGTGGCTGCCGTCTTCACCCTTGTCCCAACGTACCTGCGGCCAGGTCAGGATCTGCTCCACCCCACATGCCGGGCACGGCACCCAGAACCGGCGCTGGTCACTTTCCTCAAACGCTGTCTCAATCCGGCTCGCGCCCTTGTTCGTCGGCGTCGAGACCAGCACGATCTTGCGGTTCCAGAATGTCACTGTCCGTTTGCGCGCCAAATTGACTGGATCACCCTCCGCACCCGCGCTGAACGGATAGCGGTCCACCTCGTCGCACAGCAGGAGCCGGATCGGGCGGCTGGCCAGGCCTGAGGGCGCGTTGGCGCCTACGATGGTCAGATGGCCGCCAGGAAAGCGCTTGTGCAGGATCTTGTTGTTGCCATCGCGTGATTTGGGATTGGCGATCTTATTCTGCAAACACGGGGTGTCCCGCGCCATCGGCGAGAAGCGGTCCTTTGACCAGGTTTCAGCATCGCGCTCCGTTGGCATCACCACCATGATCGGTGCCGGGTCGTGGTCGATGTGGTAGCCAACCATGTTTAAAAGCGACTCCGATTTGCCAATTTGGCTGCTGGACATGATCACAACGGTTTCCGCCGCCGGGTCAGAGATCGCATCCATGATCCCGCGTTGGTATTCCGCACGGCTCGTACGCCACTGGCCGGGTTCGGCGCTGGCTTCAGAACTCAGCCGCCGGTTCTGATCCGCCCAGTCACTGATCGTCAGGTCCGGCGGTGGTCGCAGCACCGCCAGTGCCCTTGCCACCGTCCGCTTCAGGATCGGGGATCCCCGCAAGCTCAAGATCAGCTTCGAGTTGGACGTCTGGTTGCGCGAGATCATCTAGCACCTCGCGGATGGCGGCACGGATCAGGTTCCGGGTGTCTCCGACGGTTGGTTGGTCAAATGCCTGCGGGGCCAGCCGGTCCGGCAGCGACAACAGGCGGGTTCTTAGAAGTGCGAGCACGGCAATCCAAGCAGCCTCGATCTGGTCGGCTGCGATCAGCGACCTGCGCTTTTCCTCTGCTTCCATTTCGGACAGATCAGCGCGCGCTCGGATAAACCGTGCACGCTCTGCCATATAGTCGGGCGCACCGGCCTGCGCTTTTAACGCCTGATCGCGCAGGTAGCGCACATAGCCGCGCACCGACCCGATCAGATCATACTGGCCACGCTCCGCCTTGGGGATCACCCCCTCCCGGCTCAGCTGTTGGACCCGCCGTTCTGACAGATCAAGCAGCTTCGCAATCACGCCGATGGGTTGGGTTGCCGCTGACATGAAGTGATCCTAACGCCCCGATTAAAGCCATGTAATTGCTGCGATTAGACTGGATAGAACGCCTGATTAGAGCGAAGCTGATTACATCAACCGACGCAGCCAGAGGGCCCGCACATGACCATCGCAGAACGCTACAACGCCGAGGCCACACGCTTGCTGCCCCACATGGCCGCCGACCTTGCGGTCGATGCCAGCATCACCACCGCGAACGAGATCGACGACATCGTGTTTCGCCGCAGCGAATACCTTGGCGGGATGGCCTGCGCCATCCTTGCCCTGATTGAACAGCAAAACTGAAAGGCCATACGATGACTGCCATCACCACCATCCGCATCGAGCACGCCGCATTGCCCGACCAGTTTGATCGCTCCCGCCCTGACGCCGTGGCCGCCGCCATTGAGGCTGCACTACGCGAGGACGGCATCAGCGCCCAAGCCTCCGACGTGATCTCGCATCTAAAAATTGAATTGCCGACTGTCCAGCTTGCTGCCGCCAGCGCCGTGCTGGCTGACCTTAAGCTGATTTGACGGAGGACCAAATGATGAAACAAGCCACAATGACCAGCAATGCTAAAGCCATCGATGCCTTCATCCACAAAAAGTCTGAAATCGACGAAATGCTCGCCCGCTTAGCACTGCTCAGTGCTGACCATTTCAACAGCCACCCCGACGAGATCAACTGGGGTGACGTCGGCACCCTTGAGCATTACGCCAGTCTGCTGAAGCGCATCACAGACAGCGCTTTTGGCGAAGGCGAACACGCGGAGTAGCATTCAGGCTCGGCAATGCGCACGACCCGCCTTCTGGCGGGCTTGATCCGGTAGGAGGCGGCGCATCATGCGTTGCCCACGCACCGGAGACCGGCATGAACCAAATCCAACTATCCAGCGCGCAAGCGGTCATTCTATCAACCGCCTGCAAACGTGAGGACAGGCTAGTTTTTCCCGTCACCGCCAAACTCAAAGGGGGTGCAGTTGGCAATGTTTGCAAGAGCCTGCTCAAGCACGGG